GTTACTTATAATATTAATAAATGAAATGCGCACACTCGGATCAGCGAATGACTTTGAGTGTGTAAGTCTATATAGCATTTCTTGACTGGTGCAGGGCCGAACTTAATAGTACCATACTATTGGTGTCGGGGCACACGCTGCATTTAAAGCGTGAGGCAGTCTAGCACTGCGTCTGCACAATACACATATGTGAATTACAACATATGTATACTAACTAGAATAAATTGTAGTTGTTTTAAGTGGGACTTACCCACTGTGGTGGCTGAAGTTGATTTGTCTCAACAACAACCAACGGCATTTGGTAGAGACGTCCAAGACGCATGTCATCGCCAAAGCCAATTGAATAAAGCGGAGTTGTGTTTCCAGCAAAAACCATCCACCCCCACGGGTTCTCACCAACAGCACCAGCGTTGGAGGGACCATTTCCAATCATACCTGCAACAGGGAACATTCTTGTGATCCAGTTGTAAGGGATCTCAACAGTTATAGTTTGTTGTCCCGGAGTAAGCAGGATGCCAGGAAAATTGGTTCCACCAAGATAGGCGTTGGGTACAAAACCCGCGAGAGAGAGGCCTGTGGACTTAAAAAACGCTTGTTTCAAATAAGGCGAGCCGAGATCATACAACTCGGAAGTTCTACCACCTGTAGGACAGAAATCTGCCATAAACGGCAAGAACATCGCAGCCCAATATGTAGTGGCTGCTTCACCAGTAATGGTGAACGTCATGCGAACTGATCCTCGAATACCGAAAAACGCCGAAACAACAGGCAAAGGAAGTGCCTGAATGAGTAAACTAGGTATGTTTACTGCCGAAAGCGCTGTAGATGAATTCTGAGGATTCAAAATGTAAGATCTTGATTTAAAAAGATCACGCAAGGACGCAAAACGTTCTCCCGAAATCTGAGCAATGTGAAATTCACGCTGTTGCGGGACCATGACAATTGCCTCGGTCGTCCACTTCATTGTAGATGTGGATTCAGCTCCAGTAGTGATTTCCGCATCACCCATCTGGGGAACAGTACTCGGCCTTCGATTCGAAAGTATTTTTGGCAAAGCAGTTTTTGTCTTTGCCAATGTGGCCGGTAAAATCCACGGATTATTGATTGTGATGATCTCATCGTACATGATCATACCATTCTGCCCACAGGGTGCCGAAAGTTGAAAGTGAGGGCCACCGCTGATGTAAACATCGACACTGATGGTAGTAGGTGCACCTGTGTTCGTAGTAATCGGATTCAAAATGAACATCGACAAAAAGCCGTTCGCGATTCCGACCTCAGCAAGCGAATAAATATTTGGTCCTGGGGGAACATTGTTCCACGCATCGATAATATACCCCTGGATGGTCTTAGAAGCATGTGTGTTCTGCATCCATGGTA